AAAATGGCCCCGGTGAAATGGAATGGTGAAGAGCAATTGGCTCTGGGCCCGGCTGGTACCTACAACACCATCCTGGCTGACCAGTTCAAGCAGGCTTTCCGTGCGCTGGCGAACGAAGTGGATGCAGACCTCGCTGCGCTGTACCTCAACTCCTCCCGCGCTGTTGGCGCGCCGAAGAATACCCCGTTCAGCATCAAAGACGATCTGACTGATGCTGCGTTGGCGCGTCAAATCCTGACCGATAACGGTGCGCCGACTACCGATTTGCGTATGGTGCTGGGTGGCGAAGCGATGGCATCCATCCGTGGTAAGCAGGCTGTCCTCTTCAAAGCGAACGAAGCGGGAACCGACCAGCTGCTGCGTGAAGGTGTTATCGGTCGCATCATGGGCTTCAACCTCCACGAATCCTTCAGCATCAAGCGTACCGCGAAAAGCGCTGCTGCTGGCTATAAGGTCAATGGCGCGAAGAAAGAGGGCGACATCATCATCGCTATCTCTGCCGGTACCGGCGGTATTGCTGCAGGTACTGCGGTGAAGTTCGCCGGTGATGACAATCAGTATCTGGTCGTTGCGGCTACGTCTTCCACTATCACTATTAGCGCGCCGGGCCTCCGTCAGGATCTGGCAGATCAGGCTGATGTCACCGTGTTGAGCGAATTCGTACCGAACATGGCGTTTGACCGCGGGGCATTCCTGCTGGCCAGCCGTACCCCGGCGATGCCTGAAGGTGGCGATACTGCTGATGATGTCATGAATGTGACCGACCCGGTATCTGGCATCACCTTCCAGGTGGCGCTGTACCGCCAGTACCGTCAGGTGCGTTATGAAGTGGGTCTGGCGTGGGGTGTGGCTGCTGTGGCGCCACGTCATTCCGCCATCATCATGGGTTAACCCAGGGGGCTTCGGCCCCTTTGTTTTTCAGGAGGCCCAATGGCCGGATTAACCAAAGAGCAGCGCGCTCAGCGTGAAGCGGAAAAGCTTGCAGCTCAGCAGGCCGCTGATAAAAATCCTGCCCAGCAGGAACAGCAGCAGGAACAGCAGCAGGAACAGCAGCAGGAACAGCAGCAGGAACAGCAGCAGGAACAGCAGCAGGAACAGCAGCAGGAACAGCAAGGTATTAAGCTGGTGGTCATGGTACGTGACACCCCAGAATTCCATGGCGGCCCGCTGCGCGCAGATGTTCATCCTGATGAAGTGGATAACTGGCTGGCGCTGGACTGGCGTCTGGAGGAATAACCATGCTGGTTGCCGATCCCAACTCTCCAGGCTTCAACAGCTACGCCAGCGTGTCAGACCTGCGGGCATTTGCCGCCGGGCGCGGATATAGCATTCCTGCAGATGATGGTGAGTGCGGTCAGATGCTGATGCAGGCAATGGACTTTCTGGAAGGGAAGGCCTGGCGCGGTCAGCGTTCCAGCGCATCACAGCCTCTATCTTGGCCGCGTTCCGGCGTGCGCTTCGATGGTGTTGACCTGTCGAATGATGCGATTCCACAGCGCCTGATTGATGCTCAATGTCGCCTGGCCATCGAATCGCAGGAGATTGACCTCACCCCGTCGGTCGCTGGCGGTGGGGCGGTGACGATGGAGCGCGTCGAGGGTGCGGTAACAGTCCAGTATGAGCCGGGAACGAATAAAGCTTCTCCGTCATTCCCATGGTTCTATTCCGCACTGCGCGGGCTTGTAGTGGGCGGCAACCAGGTCCGGGTCGAAAGGGGGTAGCATGGCAATCGACTATCGCCGCATGCGCGCTACGGCAACGCGGCTCCTGAAGGATAACGGCAAATCCTACCAACTGACCCGAGGCGGTACCACCACCCGCGATCAGTACGGGAAAGAGATTACCACCGAGCCTGTTATCGCGACCGTTACTGGCGTTATCACTGAATACTCCACTCGTGAAATCGACGGCTCTCTGATTGCTACAGGCGATAAGAAGCTGGCGGCCACGTTTGAAACTGAGGTGCGCATCGGTGACATCATTGATATCGACGGCCAAAAGTGGCGCGTGGTACAGCCGAATCCGGTTAAGCCGGCAGACGTGTTGATCTCCTATAACATCCAGCTAAGGACCTGATATGACCAGTTCCGTAAATCAGCCGTTCCTGGCTGCTATTCAGCTGTTCGTTGATGGGTCAAAGCAGGAGATTGACGAGGCGGTGCGCCGGACGGGTATCAAAATCCTGGGTAGGTTGGTGGAGATGTCACCAGTCGGGCAGCCGGAGACCTGGCAAGTGAACCAAACGGCCTCTGCTTATAACACTGCAGTGCGTGAACATAATGCTGCCCTTCGCGATGATCCTGCCAACCTGACCAAATCGGGACGACTAAAGCGCGGTTTGCGTGTAAACGACTCGATGGACATCAAAAAGCCTGAGGGTTATGTCGGTGGTCGGTTCAAGAACAACTGGTATGTCGGGTTCGATAGCCAGCCAACAGAGACGAACGATACCCCGGACGCTTCGGGGCAGGGTTCCAACTTCCGCGGTCTGGCGGTGCTTGAGGTGTTCAGAGTAGGGCAAGTGAGCACGATTTACTTCACTAACAACCTGCCATATGCCCAGGCACTGGAGAACGGACATTCAAACCAGGCGCCCGGCGGTATGGTCGGGTTGACCGCATTGGATGCAGCCCAATACTTCCGCGAGGCAATGAACGAGGTGCGCAATGGCCGGTGACCAGTCCATGCGAATTGCTGAATTGCTGGAGAGCCGGGTGGCGATTATCGCTGAGTCGCTCGGATTGCCGATCGCCTGGCCTAACATCGCTTTTACCCCGCCTGATGATGCCCCTTACGGGCGCGTTTATGTCCTACCTGCGCAAACCGTGGGGCAGGACCTGGAAGGTCAGTTGCGTACATACCAGGGCATTCTCCAGCTCAATATCATTGCACCAGCAGGTAGCGGCGTGACTCTGGCCAGAGGGCTGACAAAGTCTGTCGCAGATGCTTTTCCTGAAGGGCTGCCGCTGGTGGATGGTGACCTGACCGTTTATATCAATGGCCCGCCGCAGGTGCGCCAACCTATACAGGATCGCCCCACATCATCACCCAACGGCACTACCGGCTCTATCACCTACACCACCCCTGTCAGCATGCAGTACCGCGCTGATTACTGACCCGCCGCCCGGCGGGTTTTTTATTACCTAAATTCAGGAGAGTGCTATGGCATTCGCAATCCCTAACGGCTCGCGTGTGAACGTGGCCAAGGCCTATCAGGCTCCCATCACCTTTACCGCTGCCTCTAACGCTACTGAATGCGAACTGACTGTTGCATCTGCCGCTGGCATCCTGGCGGGCGATGTAGTGCAGGTGAGCTCCGGCTGGCTAAAACTCGATAATATGGTGCTGCGCGTTAAATCCGTAGCCGGTACCAAAATCGTGCTGGATTCGTTCGATACTTCTGACACCACCAAATTCCCGGCAGGCACTGGCGCGGGCACGTTGCGTAAAATCGACACGTGGATCACGATGCCGCAGGTGATGACCCTTTCCACTGAGGGTGGTGACCAGCAGACCATCAGCGTGCAGTTCCTGGAAGACGATAAGGCCCGTACCATCCCGACCTTCAAAAACGCCGTGGTGCAGGTCTACACCTTCGCGCACGATCCGCTGCTGGCAATTTACAAGCGTCTGAGTGAACTTGACGAATCCAGCGACACCACTGCTGTGTGGTTCCATAACCCGCGCGGCAAAGCGGACCGTTATTACTCTGCCAAAGTGTCTTTCCAGAAGGTGCCTAAGACCGAAATCAACGCCGTGGAGAGCAACGAAGCGCGTATGAACTTCGAATCGGATATGCAGATTTACCCGATCGCCGATTCATCCGTTACGCCGCTGGCGTTCCTGACTGACCTGCCGGCAACCAAATCGGTCTCTACTGGCTCGGCGCTGGACCTGGCTGTGGTTATGCAAGGCGGCTCGGCTCCTTACACCTACGTGTGGAAGAAAGGAAGCTCCGCCATTCCTGGCAAAACCGCCTCGACGTTCAACATTCCATCTGTGGCATCCGGTGATGCTGGCTCTTACACCTGCGAAGTCACTGACGCGGCGGGCAAAACTATCACCTCTGCTGCTTGCACCGTCACGGTCAGCTAACCACTCGAGCCCGGTACGCCGGGCTTTCTTCGCTACTGAAACCAAAGTCTTTCTTAGGAATCGAAATGACCAAATTTTCCCTGATCCCCAACCCAACTTTTTCTGTGACCGCGAGCATTCCGCGCGCTGGCGCCGAAGACGGCAAGCTGACGTTCACTTTCCGCCATAAGACGCTGGAAGATCTGCGCTCCATGGACGAGAAGCTGCAAAAGGCCGCCGAAGGTAAAAAGGATGCTATCGAGCCGCAGGCCGACTACCTCATGGAAATTGTCGAGGGGTGGGCCCTTCCAGATGAGTTCAACCGCGAAAACGTTATTGTCCTTCTGCGGAACTATCCACGCGCGTTCGACAGCATCGGTCTGGCATACACCAAAGAGCTGATGGGAATCCGCGAAAAAAACTGAGGCAGGTCGCCGCAGCATTGTATACGCCGGGACCGACGCTCGCGGAGCTGAGCGCTTTTGGTTTGACGCCTGAGGACGTGGAGGAAGAGGTGGGGATCCTGCCCTCGGTGTGGAGGTCCTTCACCATCTTCTCTTCCCTGGCGACACAGTGGCGAGTCGGCGCGAGCGGGGCGACCGGCCTTGATTACAACGTTCTCCCCTGGTTCTTCGAGTTACACGGGGTTGAGGATGCGGCGGCCTGCATGGCTGACCTTCAAATTATGGAAAGCGAGGCTCTCAAGGTAATGCATAAGGAGACGAAATAATGACAGACCAGATCGCCTCGATTACTTTGCGGGCCGATGTTTCTGACCTGAAAACAGCCAGCAACGAACTGGATAAACTCGGCCAGGCGGCGGCCGGTGCCGTAGATAAAGCAGATGATCTGAATAGCGTGTTCCGCGCTGGCGCTGAATCTGCGAAGCAAGGCAGTGAAGGCCTCAAGGAGCAGCAGAACGCGCTCAAAGGGCTGCTGGAGAATATCGACCCGGTTACCAAGGCCTTAAACCGCCTGGATGAGCAGCAAGAATCGCTGCGGAAATTCCAGGCCAAAGGTTTCCTGGATACCGATACCTTTCAGGCTTACAACAAAATCCTGGATGACACCCGCCTTAAGCTGACCGACACCGGAGAAGCCGCGGCGCGTGCTCAGGCCGAATTAGTCGCTACCCAGGCGGCAGAGAAGCAGTCCGCAGCGTTAAAGAACCTTCTTGGATCCATCGACCCGACTATCCGCGCGTTCAATTCATTGGATGAACAGCACGCACAGCTGGTGGCACATTTCGAAGCGGGGCGCATTAACGGTGCTCAGTTCGAGCACTTCAACACAATCCTTAACCAGACGCGTGAGCGCCTCTCTGGTGTCGCAGACGTACTACCAGAAGCGCTATCCCGGCAGGAAGCTGCTGCCCGGCGCGCTGGAATCTCCGTTGGTCAGTACAGCGCAGCAATGCGCACGCTTCCGGCGCAATTTACCGATATCGCCACGCAGCTGGCTGGTGGTCAGTCGCCGTTCCTGATCCTGCTGCAACAGGGCGGGCAGATTAAAGACCAGTTCGGCTCGGTTCAGGGGGCGCTGTCCGGCGTCGGCGAATACATCCGCAGCATGGCTGGGATGATTAACCCTACCACAATCGCACTTGGTGGGCTGATTGGCACGATCGGCCTGCTGGCTGCCGCAGCGAATAACTCCTCGGAGCAATTTGAGCAGGTGGCACGCTCTGTCATCATGATGGGTGGGGCTGGCTTCTCCTCAATGCAGCA